TTTTTCCTGCGCTTTCTGCTTGCGCTTCGTACCGCTAGGGCGCATACTTAGTAAGTACTCAAGTCGTGGCGGACGTTAAAACGCGGGAGCTTACTAAGTGAACAAACTACTAACACTGGCGCGGAACGGGAAGACGATTCGCGTATCGGTGCGTCAAATGCCGCACGACGTGGCGGCCGTCGTGGGCAAGAAATTCAAATACGACACGGGCGCGATGTGGCTCGTACTCGCCATCGAGGCGGTGCGCTAATGGGCGAAACCTTAAAACTACTGCCGAACGTGCCGGAGGTGATCGCGCTCGCGTTCGCGGACGGGATGCCGGTGGCGAGCAAATTCGGCGGCGATCAAATTCTTTTCACGCTGGACGACGAACGGCGATTTTACGCGGCGCCGTTTCTGGCGGCAAAGATCAAGGCGGCGGGTATTCGCGCGAATCAACCGTTTACGATCTGCAAGCGTGAAATCGTGCAGGGCAACCGGCGCGTGGTCGAGTATCAAATCGAAACGGGAACCGCAGCCACGGCGCCCGTCTCTCAATCAACACAACAGACCGTACAAGTCAGTCAGTCTCATTCTATCCACGCCGTCCCGGCGCCTGTCGCTGTGGCGCCCGCGTTCGTGCCGTCGGCGTCGGGTTTCCCGATCGCGCCCGCGCCGCTCGCGGCTGCTCCCGCTGACACGTCTTCGTCGGCGATCGCCTTCGCCGGCCGCGCCGCCGTCGACGCGATGCTGGCGGTTGAGTCGTACGCGCAATCCAAAGGCATGACGGATTTTTGCTTTGGCGCGGATAACTTACAACGCCTGTGGGTAACTCTCTACATCGACGCTCGCAAAGGCGGCCGCGCATGAGTTACGACGTGGCTGTAAGGGTGATTGTGTACTCGGTTGAGGCTGACTCGCCGGAGGAAGCATCGAAGCTTGTCGAGGCCTGGATCGACTCGGCCGGCGGCGGTCTGCCGGCGCTCGCCTTTCCCTGCGCGCAAATTGACGCGGTTGAGGAAAGCGCATGAGCGCGGTTTCTCCGTTCCGTCCAAACGTGCTCGCGAAACAAAGCACGGATACGCTGATCGCGGCGCGCGATCTCGTCTCGACGATTATCGACGAACGCGCGCGGCAGACGTCGCTGTTCGAGGCGCCTGTAAAGCTGACAACGACAGCTTTACAGCTGGTCCCGCGGCCGTCGCCGATCGCCTACGCCGACACGGTGCCGGACGTGCTCTCACCCTCGACTGCCTCGAAATTTATGGACTGTAGCGCGCGCTGGTTCTATTCCAAGATGCTGCAGCTTCCTGATCCGCGTACCGCGGCGCTGGCGCTCGGCTCTGCCGTGCATGAGGTCGTCGCGGTCAACATGCAAGACAAGATCGAAACGCGCCGCGATCTGGACGCGGCCGCGATCTCGTCTCTTTTCCGCGATGCGCTGCCGCGGCAACTCGAAGGCGTCGTGTTCGCGGAAGGCGAAAGCGCGGACGAGCTCGCCGGCTGCGGCGAAGCTCTGCTATCCGTATACATGGACCAGGCGGCGCCGTCGATTCGGCCGCAAGCGGTTGAGTTAGCGGTCGAGGGTGATATCGGCGGCGTGCGCGTCCACGGGTTCGTTGACGTGCTCGACGTCGAGGGTACGGTGATTGACCTTAAAACGGCGGGCAAGAAGCCCAGCGGGGTTTCTTCCGCTCACCGGCTGCAGGTCGCAACCTACGCGATGATTACGCCGGGCGCCTCCGGCCGCGCCCGCATCGATACGATCACGAAAACCAAAACGGTGGCGCATCATTCGACCTCGTTCGACGTCACGGCCGCCGATCGCAAGCTCACCGAACGTTTGTACTCGATCACGCTCGATCAGATGCGATCGGGGCTCGTGGTCCCGAACCGTTCGAGTTTCCTCTGCTCGCGCAAAAATTGTGCTTTCTGGGAAACCTGTGAGCAAGATTATGGGGGCGCGGTCGCGTAATCTATTAGCAATCTCCGAAGCAAACAAAAGCGTCCGCGCGGCTCCTAGACTGGCCGCGCGGGCGCTTTCGGGCTTTCGCGGGTAAATTAAGTTATGTCAGAAGACACTTCAGCCAACCACATCCAAACTCTTACCGTTGTCGAGCGCCAGCTGCGGCACGAGAACGAGACGCTACGCCGCATCATTTCTCTGCGCCGCGAACTACAGCGCATGGAAGAAGAGGTCGAACGCACGCGCGCCGAAGTATTGGCGCTCGAACAGGAGATGAAGTCGAGCGATATGTCGCTGGACACTAGCTACCGCTACGGAGAGAGTTTCCGCGCGCCGCGCGCACTAACTCGGTAGTTCATTCATATTTCCGATCCTTTCGCCGCCAGGTCCTAATCTCCCCTGGCGGCTTTTCTTTTGCGCGCCGATGTTTTACGCGCGCGCGCGCACGAGCGCAAGTTTGCGAACGCCTCATTACTTTGCAACTATTAGTCGAGAGGTCAAAAAAACATGGGGAAAAACGCGGTCTTTCCTGGGCGAACGCCGCACTCAAGTCAAAGTGTGGCGTTCAAAGGCGAGCCTGTTGCATACCTCGAAACTAGCGAATTGGCGGCCCTTTTTGCGGTTATTACGTCAAAACGCGATAAGGCGATTTTCCGGCTTACCTATGGGCGCGGCTTACGCGCGCATGAAGTCGGGTTGCTCCAAATATCGGACTTTAGGGATCGGGACGGGGTTTTATTCGTCCATCGCGGTAAAGGCTCGATTTCGCGTGAACACTCGCTTACCGATGAGGAATTGCGATCCTTGCGCGCCTGGCTCAAAGTCCGCGGTACGCTGCCGGGTCCGATTTTCCTGTCGCGGAACCGGCGCGCGATCTCGCGCGATCGCCTGGATGAGCTGATGAAGCAATATTGCGCGCTCGCCGGGATTCCGGCGGCGAAAGCTCACATGCACATCCTCAAGCATTCCTGCGGGACCATGCTCGCCGATCACGACGCCTCTCCGATGGAAATTCAGGACTGGCTCGGTCATCGATCCAGCTCCTCGACCGACGTGTATTTGCATTTCACGGAACGCCGCCGGGCGGCGTTGGTTGAGAAGTTCAAGCACTGGAAGTAGCGCAGGCCGCGTCGGCGCTCACGGCGGGCCACGCCGCTGGCCGTCCCGCGCCGCTCGCTTCAGCGCCGCGCTGGCGGCGGGGGGCGCCGTCCAAGGCGCAATAAACCACGCCTGGCGAAAGTTCCGCGAACGCTTTCGCGGGCGCGGGCGCGGCGAATCAACACGTTACGGCGCGAAAAGCGCGTAGAGTACGCGTTTTTCGCGTGCCGCGTGGGTCCGCCGGCGGGCCATAATGGTCTTTGGCGGAACGTTTACACGTTTTCGAGTGGGAGTCGCGTCGCGGCGAGGTTGCCTACGATGCATTCCGCGCGGCGTGCGCGGGCGTCGATCTGGCGACGGGATTACCGTTGCCGGCGTTCGCGGATCTCTCCGATACCATGCGCGGGGTGTGGATCGATACCGCGGCGGTGGTGTGTGAACGCTTCGGCGCGCTCGGGGCCGCGATCGGCTAAGCTGGCGGGGTGCCGAATGAGTCCGAGTACAGAATCGAATGGGTAAGTGGCGTTAATCAACGTGGCGAGCCGTTCATCCAACTAGCGAAAGTACAGAAGTCTGGTAAACGTGAGTTGATCGGACAATTTACGCCGGCTGAGGTGCGTGACTGCGCTGTCAACGGGTTGGAGGCTGCGGAGGCCGCGCAATCGGACGCGTTTATCATGCAATACCTTCAGCGTGAAATGGGGCTCGGGTTGCCTCAAACTGCGGCGTTTATTGCTGCCTTCCGCGACTACCGCGCAAAGCTCGGAACGTCTGACCCGGTACCATTGTCACACTGGAACGCGGTCATGGATGAAATGGCGCGGGAGAAGACGGGTAAACCGTTCGATCCGACAAAGAAACAATGAAAATCAATTGCTGCATCTGCGGGCGCGAGGAAGACAATCCCGAAGGGCTGCAGCCGCCGGTGGTCTGCGATCGTCCCGAATGCGGCGCGAAGGCGCGCGAAATCGGGTGGGCTCTGCTGCTCGAACAATACATCGAGGCGAAGCGCGGCGATGACGGCAAAATGATGTTTCGCATGCGGCCGCCGGCATGAGTAATCCTGTTCCGTCGTCGGCATGGATCACCGTTCATGCGTCTTTCTCTGAGGGCGGTCAATCGTTAAAGTTAGTGTCGGAACCGATCGCGATCGAGGAAAGCGTACCGATCACGATTGAGTGGTCGATACCGTGGGATAAAAGCCTCCCTCCCGTGCTGCATTATGCCCGGCTCGGTCGGACCTAGGCGCGGCCGGCGGTGACGCGGCGGGCGAAGGCGTACAATTCCTCGCCGAGTTCGTCGAGGATCGCGGGCCGCGTGATCGCCTTCGCGGCAAGCTCGATGCCGGCGGCCACGCCGGTCGTGAACGCGCGACGCGCTTCGAGTTCGTCGGTCGGCGAGAGTTTCAAAAGCGTTCCCTCGCGGTAGTGCTTCCATTCGCGCTCGATGTGGTCACTCATTCTTCGTCTCTTTGTTCCCGCGCGGCGCGAAGGCGCTCTATCGTTTTCGTAGGGTCAAATGCATCGTACGGCCGCGGCTCGGGCATATTAAACGCGATGCGCGCCTCGGCGACGAACGCGACGTATTTACAACCTGGCTTATGCTCGCCCGCGAAGTCGCCGCCACACGCCGGGCAGGGAAGCGGCTCGGGTGGCTTCAAGCCTGGAAACTGCTCCTCAATCAGTTTACGAATCGGGCACTCGGGCGTGTGCTCGGTCGCACCTCCCATGAGGTACGCGCCGCAGCCCGCGCAATGGGTCGGAAGCTCGATCTCGAACGGCTCCCGCTCGATGTGGTCACTCATTCGGGTTTCTCGGCGATCTCGTCCCGGTTTTGCCAATAGGTCATCCAGACTCTCTCCGCAAGTTCGGGTTGTGTGAGTACGAGTTTGGCGCACTCGATATTAATCTTTCTAAGCAGGGCGGCTGATACCTTCCAGTTCTTGGGTAGCGGCTTTTTAGGATCCTCACTCATCCCGCGAACTCCTCGGGGAGCGCGTACTGGTTGAAATGCGGGTTCGTCGCGTTGAGCTTGTTCGTAAAGGCGATGAAATGATAGAACAGCGTCTCGTTGACATCCTTGTGCGCGGCACCGGCTGCGAAACCAAGCATCATCAAGAGTTGGTCGTATTGCGCCTTCGTCATCTCAAGCGTTATCGTGTCGGCGTTTTCCGTGTACGTCATGCGGTGGGCTCCGGAGGCGCGAAATGTTCCAGCAATGTGAGCAGGTTGGCTGTGGTTGGTTCTTCCATAAGACGCGCGCGTTTGCACTCGCCCAGCTCGACGTTCACCTTCGCGCCGGTCTCTTCGCTTTGCAGGATCAACGTTAGCGTAAATTTATCGTTGTCGCTCATCCCGCGAACGCCTCCAAGCTGGCGCGCTGGACACGCCAGGCGCCGTGTACGCCGCCTTTCACGCCCACTATCTTACCTTCCGCGACGGCGCGCTCGATAAAGCTCTCGGCGAGTCCGCTCGCCGCGGACGCCTCCTCGATTGAGAGCCACGGTTTCGCCTCGACGCGGGCGAGAGCTCGCTCGGCGCGCGCGCCTTCGCGTTCTTCGCGAATGACTTTCAGGATTTCGAGCATCAATTGCTCTGATTTGCTGGTGTGCGTGGCAGCGGCGCGGACGAAGGGCGCCGGGGTCGTGGGCGAGTGGGGCCGCGGCTTGCGGCGCGGCGGGCCGTTGGTCTTCACCTTTTTTACGTCTTCGGCTCGATAGACGCGTTGGCGGCGGCCCGCGACCTGCTGCATTTTATATTTGATGAATCCTTCCGACGCCCATTCTTGCAAAGTGCGGCGCGCGATCCCTAGTTCGCGCATCGTTTCGTCTGAAGTGAGCCAGTCGGCGGTTATAACCGATTGCTCTGTCTGTGTTGTGTCGTCCATGAAACCATCCCGTTTTTTGGCGCGGCGCGCGCGTGGAATACGCGTATTTTGCGGCATACGCGCATGTTAAGCACGCGTTGCTAGTACACGGTAGTACGGGCCGATTACACGGTGGGCGCGAACGTGTGCAACGGTACTAGGGGCGCGTCTCCATCGCTGCGCGGGCGTGTGTAATGGCGGTGAGTGACCTACCGGTGCAGTGGTGGCGGGACATCAAACCAGAAGACGCGTTCGTAACGTCCGGCGTGTCGCGTTTCTTGCGTTTCCCGCGCAAAGAAGAGCTTCTTTCACGCCGGGACACTTCCGTTACGTGCTGGTTTTAAGTGCTTTCGCCGTCCTCTACGTCGTCGCCGGGCTGCTCGTGTGGCTCGAGCGGGCCTAACGTTGCGGGTCGAAACCGTCCGCGCCGGCGGTCGCGAAAAGCGTTTCCTGCGTCGGCGCTTCCGGTGGCGGCTGCAGCAATTCCGCGAGGTTGAGCGCCACGCCGGGGTACATCGTCTCGATCAGTGTCGCCACTTCGCCTCTGGTATACCCTTTTCCGCGCAGCGACAACGCGTAGTACACGGCCGCCTCGCGTCTGGGGTCTTTCATCGAACGCCGCCGTAGAGGTCGTCTGTGATCGCGCGCAGGCCGGCGTCGCGTAAGTCCTGGGTGTGCTGTTCCCGCTCGCGCACATAAGCGGCCGCGAAGCCGCGCCACTCCGTAATCGACCACTCTTTCCCCGGCGCGCGGGTGTGGATCCAGTCGAACAACCGCTCGAGCGGGATGCGGCGCGCCTCCGCGATCGCCACGAAGGCGAAGGCGCGGTCTTCGAGCTCCACGGCTTCGGCGCCGGGGAACTCGGCGCGGAGCGCCGCGATTACCGTGCGGTGCGCGTACTCGGCTAAATCGATCACTGTAAGCCGGCCCTTCGCTTTGCGCGTAACGCTCGGACGTGATCGAGGTACTGTCTGGTGATTTCCCGTAGCTTGGCTGTGGCTTCTTTGCGTCTCGGTTCAATGTCGGGGTTGTCTGCGAGGAATTGGGCGTAATCTTCTTCCTTCGCTAATGGGCTTTCGCGAAGAAAGGCGCATTCCTCACATCCGGGGCATGGTTTGTCTTCGAGGCACAACTCGCAAATGAGATATTCGACCGATTCACAATCGGAAGGCCACTTGTGCGGGCACATTACGCCATCGCCTCCAGCGCGCGCCGGGCGATCGACTTCTCTTCCTCCGAGGTTTTGTCGTCGGCGAGCACGTCCTCGTAGCGGCGAGGGTCGTCGGGGGTCGTCTCCTCGATTATTGGTGCTGCGGCAGGGGCTGGGCGGGAGCTTGGAAACATGCCGGGCACGAAGAGATAGAAGAAAGCTAAGCCGGGACCTTTCCAGCGTTTCCCTTTCTCGTGGATAGCTACGGTGATCTCGGCTGCGGTTACGTTGGGGTCTACATACCGGCAATCTGCAATTACCTTGATAACGTCCTGGCGCTCTGGTGTTTCGTAAACAGAAAGGGCCTGCGTGACGGTTTTGATTTGCTGCTCGGGGAAAGGATAGAAACGCGTTGGAGTCGGCGGCGGCGGCTCGGCTAAAGAAGAAAACGCCGCCGCCGACGCGACACGTTGCTCTATATATTCTTCTTCTACTTCTCTTATAAGGATGGGGGGCGGGAGCGTCCGGAGAGTACGTGACTGTGACGAGGGGGAGTCGCGGACGGGTGGAGGGGGGAGTTCCGGACAATCTTCGTCGGTTTCCGACGCGTTTGTCCGGGGAGTTTGTGACTTTTCCCAAGCTTTGAAACGGGCAAGTTTTCGCTGGTTGATCTCTGCTTTGCGCAGCCGGATCTCTTGGTCGAGGCGAAGAATTTCTTCTTCTTCCTTGGCGTCGTCGCTCGAAAGCCAGTCGCTTTCTTCCCAAGCGCGCCACCGAACCCCTCTCTCTTCGCCTTTTCTTCTGAGTTTGTCCGGGGAGTCCGGACAAAAAAGAGGAAACGGGATAGATGGGTCGTCCACAGGGTACAGTTTTCTCCCGATCAAATGCAATCGGTTTTTACTGGATAGCCTACTCACGTATTCGCTTACGCGTTGCTTCGCGATATCCAAGGCGCGAGCGACGTCCGTAACTCCTAGCGCGTTCCCGTTGTCGTCTACAGCGTAATCCCACGGCTCGTTAATGATTCCCCAGCTCCGGATAACAACATACGCCCAAACGCGCTCCTCCTGTGCGTCCGGATCATCGACCATCGCGCGTAAGGCGGCGTCAAACGTGGGCGTGTATTTGCGGCGGGCGTGCGCCTGGTGCCATGAGCCAAACTTCGTGCTGCTCGTCGGCGCATACGTGGTGTCGGCTACTGGATAGGTTCGGAGGTTGGCGGAAGACAAGGGACTAGTCCTAGTACGGTTGAGTCAAAAGCAGAACCGTAAAAACACGGTTGCCCTTGAAGTTGCGCACCAGAATTAGCCATAATGAGGCTGGCTTTTCTGACGCTGTGGAAGGTGCTAGAAAGCAATTCTAGGGGGCCGCGCTGGCGAGTACGGCTCCCAAAACTCCCAAAAACCATTGGAAATCTGAGCCGCACACGTATAGCGGCTGCTCGATCCTCAACGGCGAATGGGTGCAAGAAATTCAACACAATTTCACAAACATTCTCCTATAGGTAATCTGCGCGCGCGTATCGCGTACCGTACTAGTGGGTGTACCCAAGTTGGCTCCAATGAGGGGTCGGATCGGCTGCGGCCATTGCCGCGCCGGGTAAAACTAAAATCTTTCTATTACTGGGAGGGGCGGGATCTGGGCGCGAGTCCCATTGCGGTCGAGCGGCCGCCGGTCTCGGGTGCGTCCGGCGCGGCGGCCGACGTACTCGTCTGTTTGCGTTTTTTTCGCCCTGCGGGCGTTGGGCGCGGCGCGCCGCGTGTTTTCCCCATGAATCTGATACTACGCCTCCGTGATAGGCGCATACTAGAAAAAATCACAGATTTTTAACGTGGCGCGCTGGCCACGCCGCGCGTGAGACGCTGCAAACGCTCGCGTCCGCGCTATTACGGTGGAACAGTTGGCGAAACAGCTGGCGAAAGAAAATGACGAAGAAAGAAAACGCGGTCGCTGCCCTGGCGTCATTGACGGACGAATTGGGCGATTTGGAACAGGAGCTCGCGCCGTGGCGTCAGAAATTCGCCCGCGTCGAGGTCCTGCGGGCGGCGCTGCGGGCCGCGTTCGCGTCCGGCGACGCCGGAAAGAGCTTCAAAACGGAGGGCGAGCGGTGGGCGGCGCTCATCGGGCCGATGGGCGGTGTGTCGGTCGTCGATCGTCCGGCGCTGTGGAAACTGATCGGGTCGCGCAAGTTCGTCGAAATCGCGGCGGTGAGTATTAAGGCGATCACGGACGCGTGCGGCGCTGGCGTCGTGGGCGCGGTCGTGAGCGTGAAACCGACGGGGCCGCGGTCGCTGGCGCTCGTGCCGGCGCCGCCGGCCGCGAAAGAGGTCGCGTGAAATGAAACGTCTCTGGTGGTCTTTTACCTGGTGGCTCGATCGGAAGCGCCGGGCTCTTTTCCTCTGGTTTGTCTGGAAGCTGCCGCGCCGCTTGGCGGAAAAGGTGATGGACTGGCTTGACGCTGTGTGCGGCTACGACCGCGATGTGAAGCAAGGTCGCACCGCCACACTCAAGCAGATTCGGGGCTTACCCTGCAATCGGCCAATGGAGCTACTCACACTCCCCATTTCCAGTAAGCTCACACGACATCTCAACGGCAGGGTTAAGGTTTTAGTGCGGGATGGCCAGCATGTCTGAAGAGCAAGGTTTCTCGGTTCGGTATAACCCCGATAATCCGCCCCCGAACACGCGCTATGAGGTAATCTCCATCCTTCCTGAGAGAAAGCTTCCACCGATTCAATTACGGCTTACGGTTACCTGTCCTCAGTGCGGGTTCAATTACACCATTGACAACTCAGGCGCACAGGTTCACCCGACACTCAAAGGCTTAATGATCCTGGGTAGTGTCGGCTCGGAACCACATTGTGAGCACGAAGGCGTAAGGATTTCCATTGTAGTTGCCGCTGAGTGCTCTGTAAGATTCGGATTTCCCGATGTTTAGCGGCGTCGAATGCCGCTGACAAGTATTTGCGATGTGCCGATGCGGTGCGAAAACTGCGGAACGATTACACGGCTGGAAGATTGCGAGCCGGACGTCGACGGCGACGGGTCGCTCGGGTGTCCATTGCCGGACTGCGGCGGCGTCTGCGTCGCGGACACGCCTCCGGCGGGGGCGAAGGAGGTCGCGTGAGCATTAAGCAGTTAGCGGCTGCTGCTGATGAGATTTCGGCCTGGTTGAAATGGGATAGTGAGACGCTCGAACTCTTTCAGACCTACGCGCAACGTTTCAAGTGGCGGTCGGCTGGTGCAAACGTCTACATGCTCGTTCTGGAGGATGCGCTCTTGAGCCGGGGTGTCACTTTGGAGCAGTTCAAGTATGAAGTCGAACATAAGGCGAACGACGTACGGGAATAACCATTCTCGCTAGCAATCTACAACCGAGGTAGCTCAAAAAATGAGCCACTAAACATGCTTATACTGCACGTTCGCGCACAACCGTGGGAAGTAAGGAAATTTGATGCTTCGTGATTTCCCTCTCCATGAAGCGATTCCGCGCGTTCTTCCCGATGGCTGGCGCATACTCAAACCTTTCGGTGACGGGAACGCTTACCAGTACCGTAATGGACTACGCGTGATTATCTCGACCGCGCCTTTTGACGACGGGCGCGAATGGATGCACGTTTCCGTGTCGCGCGAGGACAGGCTTCCATCGTGGGACGATTTGAAGTTCGTCAAAGCGACGTTCGTGGCCGCTGACCGCGCGGCATACCAGGTGCTACCGCCGACAGCGAAGCATATCAATATCCACCCATTCTGCCTCCATCTCTGGGTCGCGCTTACGGGCAGCGAGCCGTTACCCGACTTCACGGGCGGCGGCGACTCGATATGACGTTAATCCTAATCGTGTTACTCGTCCTGCTGCTCGGCGGTGGCGGCGGCTGGTACGGCTATCAACGCTCGGGGCCGTACGGCGGCGCGTCCGCGCTCGGCGTGCTCGTTCTCGTGCTCGCGTTACTCTACGTGCTCGGGTTCCTGCGCCTTCACTGACGCGTCTTTCGCTGCACGCCAGGCGCGCCACTCGTCCATTGTCATCGTGGGCGGGATTACCAAGCGTTCAAGTAACGCAATGTGGGGGAGGTCTCTATCGAGCGACTTTTGAAGCGCAACGTATACAACGCGCCATCCATCCATCGAAAACCGATTGAGTCGTTCGAGGTTTCCCCAGTCGAAGTAGAGTTCGATGTATTCGTAGGCGGGCGGCGGCACGCGTTCAGCGTATCGCGCCGGCGCTGGTACACGCCCGCGAGCGTGAATATCTCGCCGGGTTTGAGCGTGCTGGCGGGGTTTTCGGGCGGCCATGCGGTAATCATAAAATTCATCATGCACAACGTCGCGGTGTGGCTCGTCGGGTTCCTGCTCTCGGTGGGGTTGAATCTGATCCTCACTCGGATGGCCGCGCGGAAGGCGTTTAACTCGGTAGCAGACGAAAGGCGTGCGCTGGTGCGTAGGGTCACGATGGCGGAAGCGTCGCTGCTGGTGGCGCGGCTCGCGACCACATACACGGAAACGGGTTGCTCCCTCGAAACCTCTCTCGCGCTCATCGATGCGAGCGAAGAATTGAACGCGCTTTCAGATGTCCCGCACCGTCTTTAATCGGCTGACGCGGCCGCCTTCCGCGTTTCAAGCCGCGCCAGGCGCCGGCGTAAATCGTCGCGCAGCGTATCCAAACGCAGCGTATAGCCGGGGTACAGACGCGGCCACGGAAACGCCTCGATCGATTCGAGGATGCGGCGCGTAAGCGTTGGGTCCTGGACGCTCGCCGTGCTGTCGCGAATACGCTCAAAAGCGCGCAGTGTTCCCGCAATATCCAAAGATCAGGGTATCCCCGGCTCCGGCGTTTCCTCGTACTCGATGTACGCGCCGGTTTCAATCGCTGCAGCGGAACCGGTGACGCGGAATGTTTGCAACCGGTCGGTGTAACGCTCCCATCCGAACACGCCCACGAATCGCGAAAACCAATCGCGGCGCCGCTGGTACACGCCTTTGAGCGTGAACGTCTCGCCGGGTTTGAGCGTGCTGGCGGGATTTTCGGGCGGCCACGAGGTAATCATTTCGCCAGGTTTGAGTGAGCGGCCTCTCACCGCTCTGGGATGGGTTTATGCTGCCATCTGGCACTTCCAGGGTATCCCTTACCACGTCTGCACGCAAAAAGCGCGTACATTACGCGTATTTCGCGCCGTGAATGACTACTATAGATTGTGTTCGCTAGTTCGCCAGTAGCGATATCTGGGACTGAGAGCGCCTATGGCGCGTGTTTTGGGTGGTACGCGATCCGCACTCGACCGCGCTTCGAACGCGCCGTCTGCCACGCGTTAGACCTCGCCGGACTCGATAGCTACGCGCCGATCTACTCGGAACGCGTGCGCTGGTCCGATCGCGTCAAAATCGTCGATCGGCCGTTGTTTCCCGGCTACATCTTCTCTCGTTTCGACGCCTCGATCGGTCTCGACTGCCTCGATATCTACGGCGTCGTCCACGTCCTCCCGAACAATCTGCGGCCGCTCGCGATTCCCGACGACGAAATCCGCAGCATTCAAATCGTGTGCGACTCCGCGATGCCGTTATCTGAGGCGGAATGGCAACCGGGCGAAGTGCTCACGGTGGAACGCGGGCCGCTCAAGGGCGCGCGCGGCGTGGTCGTGCGGAACCGCGAGAAGGCCACGCTCACGGTTCAAATCGAAATGCTCGGCCGCGCGGTCTCGGTCACGCTGCCGGTGCAGGACGTATGGAAGTCGAAACACTGAACCATGGCAACGCTAACGAAGCGCGCGCCGCGCAAGCCGCCGGCGCAGTCTTCCGCGAAAAGCGGACAACTGCCGTCGCCGCTCGCGGTCGAGTCCTGGCCGCTCGATCGCTTCGTGCCGTACCTCGGAAACGCGCGCCGTCTCTCCGATCGCGCCGTCGCGGTGCTCGCCTCTAGCCTGAAAGAGTTTGGCTGGCAGCAGCCGATCGTCGTCGATAAGAAAGACGTCATCATCGCGGGGCATACGCGGCTCCTGGCGGCGCAGTCGCTCGGGCTGACGCACGCGCCCGCGCACGTCGCGAAGAACCTCACGGCGGCGCAGTGTGACGCGTACCGCATCATGGACAACCGGTCGTCTGAAGAGACCGACTGGATCAATGAATTACTCTGGCCGCAACTCCTCAAGCTCGAAAAGGCGGGAATCGATCTCGCGTTAACCGGCTTCACGCAGGAAGAGTTGAACGCGCTCTTGAAAGCCGCGTCGCTCGCGGCGGGGCAATGCGACGAGGACGAGGCGCCGGAACCGCCGGCGAATCCGGTCTCGGTACTCGGTGATGTGTGGACGCTCGGCGATCATCGCGTCATGTGCGGCGATTCGACGGACGCGGAAACCACGCAGGCTCTGTTTGCGGGCGCGGTGCCGGAGGTCGTGTTCACCGATCCGCCGTACGGCATCGACATCGTCAAGGGCTCCAAAGTAGGAGGCGGCGGCAAGCTGAAATTTGGGAAAGTTGGGGGGAAAAATTGGGTGAACTCCTCAACATACGCGGCCATCGAAGGCGACTCGGACACGGCGGCGGCACGCGGCTTCTATCTGGCGTCCAGCGCGGCTGGCGTTAAGCAGTTCGTGATCTGGGGCGGCAACTACTTTACCGACTTCCTGCCTCCGTCCTCGTGCTGGCTGATCTGGGATAAGCAGAATACGGGCAACTTCGCGGACGTCGAAATGGCGTGGTCGACGCTCCTCAAGGGCGCGGCACGCGACGCCGAAATGGCGTGGGCGTCGTATCCCAAGGGCGCGAAACTCTACTCCTATATGTGGAACGGTCTCGCCCGCGAAGGCGATCGCAAAGGCGAGCTCGTCTCGCGCGTGCATCCCACCCAGAAGCCGGTCGGACTCTTCGAGCGCATCTTCGGCGACTTCCCGTTCATGTCGTGTTACGACGGCTTTCTCGGCTCGGGCTCGACGCTGATCGCATGCGAAAAGACGGGGCGGCGCTGCTACGGCATGGAGCTCGCGCCCGCGTACGTCGACGTCGCGGTGCTCCGCTGGCAATCGTTCACGGGCCGCGAGGCGCTGCTCAACGGGGCCACGTTCGCGGAAGTGAAGGCGGCGCGTGAATAAGCGGAACAAGGCGAAGCAATCGGCGTTCATCGCCGCGTACTGCGTCACGGCATCGATTACAAAGGCCGCGGAGGCGAGTAAGGTCAACCGCTACGCACATTACGACTGGCTCGAACGCGATCCGGCGTATCCGGCACGCTTTGAGCGCGCCAAGCTCGAGGCCGGCGAAACGCTCGAAGCGGAAGCGGTACGCCGCGCCCACGAGGGCGTGCTCGAGCCGGTGTACTACAAGGGCAAGCCGGTGGGCGTCATGCGTGTCTACTCGGACGCGCTCATGCAGACGCTGCTCAAGGGTTTTCTGCCGGACAAATACCGCGATCGCGGCTCGGTCGAGGTTTCCGCGCCGGGCGGCGGGCCGATATTACTCGAGGATTCACGGCTCGTGGCGCTCAACGATTCCGAGTTGGAAACGCTCATTGTTCTGGCGCAGAAGCTCACGCCGGAACCGGTCGCGCCGTAACACACCATGAAAGTCCTCGGGGTCGCGCTGCTCTTCGTCGCGCCGCTCATCGCCGCGTCGAAAGCGGAACTCGCGCTGAAGGCCGAAATCGCGCGTTTGCAAACCGCGCTCGCGGTGCAAGCCAAGGCCACGCAAATCGCGCAAACCGCGGCCACGCAAGCGGCGCAAGGGCAAGCGGCGCAAACCGGGCTCGCGAAGGCGGCCGCCTCCGACGCCGCGCGGGCACGCGAGGCGCTGGCCGATCAGGCGTCGAAATCGCAGGAATCCCTCGCGCTGCTCGCCATTCAGAATCAGAACACGCTCGCGCAGGTCACGAAAACCGTGGCGCGCGAAAAGGCATCGGCGGCGGCGGCCACGGCGAAAACACTCTCGACGCTGGACACGAACACGAAAACGGCGGCGCAGAAGGCGGACGAGGTGCGGCAAGCGCAAAACGATAACGCCGGTGCCGCGGCGGTCGCGGTTGAGGATGCGAAAGCGGCGGCGGCGGAACAGGCCGCGGCGACCGAACGCCTGGCGCAAGCGGCCGCGGCCGCGAAGCGCGCCGACGACGCCATGCTGCAATCCGCGAAAACCTCGCAACTCAATCAATACGGGACCATGCTCGCGCTGGTCATCGGGTTTGCGACGCTGCTCTGGAAGGGCTACACGGATTCACGTACGCACGATTGGGAACGCGAGGCGACGAAAGCGGAAGTCAAAGCCGTGATCGTGAGCGAGATCAAGACCTCGACGGCTGAACGCGACGCGGATAACGCGGTCCAGGAAACAGGCATCATGGCGCGGCTCGCCTCGATGACGGCGCAGTACCTTATCACGCGCACGCGGGAATTGTCGGCGATGCGTAAGGCGCTCAACGATGGCGACTTCGAAACGCTCGCCTGGCTGGCGCATAATCTCGCGGGCACGGGTACGTCGTTCGGGTATCCCGAAGTGTCGCGGCTCGGCAAACTCATGGAAAACGCTGCGCGGGGCAAGGATCAATTGTCGTTTGAGGATCTGCTCGAAACGTTCACGAATTACGTGCACTCGGTCCCGTCGCCGGATCTCACGACGCTCGCGGCTCCCGCTTCAGCGCCGCGTGCCGCATGAATCTCTTTACCTGGGGGCGGCGCGCCTTGTCTGGCGCGCTCGTCTGCGTGCTGCGTTCGCAGCTCCGAATGAATCAAAGGATTAATATACTCGTGTCTACTGTTCAAGATTTGCAGGACCTTCAAGCGCGGCTTGCCGCGGACGTCGCCACGCAAAGCGCGGATATCGCGGTCATCCAGAACAATCTAACGGTGCAACTCAAAGATTTGTCGGACGAGATTCAACGGCTGCAGGACGCGCAGCCTACGCTCGATCTCACGAATATCACCATGAGCATTAACCAAATCGAGTCGAACCATCTCGCCCTACTCGCGCTCGCGAAACAAGCGGCCGGCGTCGAAACGATTCCGCCTCCTCCTCCGCTGATCCCGACCGCGCCGTCGAGCGATCAACCAAAGCCGCCGACGGTCGACGAACCGCTCTAAAGCGATGGCGACTCCTGCGCGGAACGTGGAAGCGATCGCGGACGTGTACGCGGTCGCGCTGCTCGAGCTCGCGCTGCTGCCCTTCGCGGCGTGGCTCGACGCGCATCCAGGGCGCGCCGTGAATGAGTACGACGCTTGGCGCAATCCGCCGGCGCTCAAACCGCTCACTTCAGGGGCGGCCGGCGGGGGCGGCAAATGAGACGCAAGCGGAAACCGGCGTCGGGCGTGCCGCGCAAACCGGCGTTCACGATCGAGCGCGATCTCGACGGCTACGTGCATACCGCGCTCGGGTTCATGAGCGAGGCCGCGTACCGTGTCGCGCAGCAACGCGATACGCTGCTGCTGCCGGCATATGAAGATATTCCCGTGATGGCGTTCTCCGTCTCTAAGTAATGTCCACTCTCGCGCTGCCACGCGCGTTACCGCCGACGCTGCCGGCGTTGGCGGATCTGCTCGCCGAACAACGCCGGCGCTCGCGGCGCAAGATCGATCGCATGTTTCCCGATACGGGGCCATACCGGCGAGAGCTCTACAAGAAACATATGGACGTGATCGCGGCCACGGCGATCTCGAATCAAGTAGCGTTTATCGCCGCGAACAAGATCGGTAAGTCGGAACTCGGTTGTTACTGCGTGAGTGTGTGGCTTACCGGCGAATACCCTCACTGGTGGAACGGACGGCGGTTTCCCCGTCCTACCACGATCTGGGCCACGGGTGAAAAAAACTCGGTCGTGCGCGATAGCTTGCAATTGAAGTTACTCGGGCCGCTCTCGGATATCGGCACGGGATTGATACCGGGCGATAGCATCGTGCGGGTCACGAGGAAGTCTGGGCTCTCGGACGCCATCGACACGTTGAGCGTGCGGCACGTCTCGGGCGGGCTCTCGTCGCTGCGGTTCAAAAGTTACGAGGAAGGTCGTACGGCGTTCCAGGCTACGGATCTCGACGCCGTGCTCATGGACGAAGAACCGGACTTGCCGTTGTATGTCGAGGCATTGATGCGAACTATGGTGCGGGTAGGCATAATGCTTTGCACTTTCACGCCATTAAGCGGCTGGAGTGAAGTGGTCGAGCAGTTTCTCGGCGCGGTTGGATCGACTGAATTACCAAGCGATGAGTTAGGGTGAGCGGAAAAATAACGATACAGGGCGGGTGGGATGACGTGCCGCATCTTGAGGAAGCAGCCAAGATCGAAATGCTGGCGGCAATACTTCCCTACCAACGCGACGCGCGCTCGAAGGGTATTCCTGACCTTGGCGCGGGCGCCGTGTATCCAATGACTCAAGAGGACTACATTACCGATCGCAAGCCCGATCCGTCGTGGAAGCGCGCGTACGGGCTCGACGTCGGGCGAACCGAAACCGCGGCGGTGTGGATAGCGTTCGACCCGGAGCAATCCTTCGCGATCGCATATGAGGAGTACTGGCGCGGCGACGCAGAACCATCGATACACGCGGCCGCGATACGGGCGAAGGGCGAATGGATACCGGGCGCGGTCGATCCCGCCTCGATCGCTGGCTCGCAGATTGACGGCCGCCAACTGATCGAACTCTATCGCGATCTCGGTCTCGATTTGACGCCCGCGGATAACGCGGTTACGGCCGGGACCGGAAAGGTCTGGAATCTGTTCAGTACCGGGCAACTCAAGATCGCGCGGCATTTGACGCACTTACTACGGCAACTCAAGATTTACAGGCACGATGAAAAACACCGTATCGTGAAGGTGAACGATCACGGTCCTGACGCATTACGTTACTGCGTGATGACGGGGCCGGATATCATGCGCGCGCGGCCGGCGTCGCTCTCGCTCGACTCGTGGCTGCGGCCGACGATCACGGGCAGCGGCTGGATGGGTTAGGCGCGGAAGCGAATACGGCTGGTGGTCGTTCGATCGCAACCGCCGGACGGGCAACCGGCGCAAATTCTCGAACGGCTTTTTCCTCTTATTGTGCGGCTGCTCGCGCCGCTGGCGCGTCATGTGAGCGCGGCTTACAGCGCGTCGCCTTGAATCCGCTCCGTCCACCATTTCTCGATCCACTCGCGGCGCTCCGCGTCGGGTAACTCGGCGAGTAACCAGCTTCCCCAGACGCCGCGTAACTCGGTCCGCACGAAAATACGCGTCGCGTCGGTCTCGCACGCACGAAAAAATAAGTCCCTCTTAACCTCGGTGTCCGCTATGAGCATTGTTCGATTCTGTCAAAATTCTCCGCGCCCCGTGCGTGCGCTGCTGCTCGTGGGCGTGCTCGCGCGCGCCGTGCTCGGTGGAGGCGCGCTCTAAATGGCGAAGAAAGACGAACTCGACGAGCTCGACGCCATCGCTTTAATGCGCGAGAGGTTTCACGCCGCAGAAGAGGCTGAAATGCTCAACCGCGTCGCGGCGCTCGAAGCCATCGAATTCTATTACGGCGCGCAGTGGGCCGCGGACGTGAAGGCGGCGCGCCTGGCGGACGGCCGTCCTGCCTTTACCTTGAACCGTCTTCCGGCGATCGTGCGCCAGGTGCTCAACGAAGAACGCGCCGATCCGCCGGCTATCGAAATTCAACCGGAGGGCAACGGCGCGGACGATGACGGCGCGGAAGCGGCGCAGGGGCTGGCGCGGCACGTCGAAACGCACTCCGCGGCGCGCGACGCGTACGAAAACGCCTTCGAATACATGGTCATTGGCGGCTTCGGTAGCTGGCGCGTCACGCATGACTACCTGCCGCGGTCGATGGACCAGGAGTTATACGTCGAGCCCATCATTAATCCGTTTTCGGTCTACTGGGATCCTGCCTCGAAGAAGCTCGATAAATCCGATGCGCGTTTCGCGTTTACGGTGCTCGATCTGTCCTGCGACGAACACAACGACGCGTATCCTGACTCGGAGCTCGCCTCGGCGACGGATTTCGCGGGCATGGGAAACCTCGCGCCCGGCTGGCTCAACAAAGACGGCGCGCGCGTCGTCGAATACTTCCACGTCGAAACGGAAGACGCGACGCTCGTGCAGTTGGTCGGCGGCGGGCCGATGGTCTATGACGATCAGATACCGGAGGGCGGTCTCGTCGCGCTCGGTCCTGATGGCGAGCCGATCTCGCGGCCGGACAAGCGGCGTACCGTGTACGTCGCGCACTCGAACGGTATCGAGTGGTTGAAGAAACCGAAGAAACTCCCGACGCCTTCGATCCCGCTCGTGTCGGTGTTTGGCGAGCGCCTGATCGTCAATGGCGAAATGCGTATTAAGGGCATGGTCGAGGATCTGATGGAACCGGCGCGTATGTTCAACTACAACTCGTCGGCGGTCGCGGAAACGACATCGAACGCGTCGAAGGATTCCTGGGTCGCTACGGCTGAACAGGTCGAGCCGTACCAAAACATCTGGGCGGCGTCTTCCACGCGGAGAGTGACGGTCCTGCCTTACAAAAATATGCAGGGCGTGGCGCCTCCGTATAAGCCTTCGACGGAACCGCCGATCCAGGCCATCTCGGCGGCGCGGCAGCAATCGGCCGACGATCTGCGCGCCATCTCGGGCGTGTACGATGCCACGCAATCGCCGAACGGCGGCGAGGAGTCGGGCCGCGCGATCCTGGCGCGGCGGCACCAGGCGCGGACGGGCAACAATCACTTTTCGCAAAATCTGCGCGCCGGCGTCAAACGCACGGCCGAAATTCTGCTCGAGTATTTCCCGATCATCTATGACGCGGGCCGCGTGATGCGGATTATCGGGAAGGACCAGAACGAAAAGCAAATCATGGTACACGGTGGCCGGCCGGAAACCGTGCCGGCGGAACTACCCGAAAACGTAAAAGCCGTCATCGATCTGTCGCGCGGCAATTACGCGGTCACGATCGGGCGCGCGTACGACACGATGCGCGAGGAAACCGTCGAAATGATGCTTTCCCTCGTCGCCGCCGAACCGGCGCTCGCGCCGATCCTCGCCGATCTCATCGTCAACGAAATGAGTTTCCCCGGTAAGTCCGCGTTCGTCGAACGGCTCAAGCGCGCGCTGCCGGCGAACCTGCAGGATAACGATAATCCGACCGATCCTCAACAACTCCAGGCGCATAACGGGATGCTGATGCAGCAAAATCAGAAGCTCATCGCGCAAATCCAACAACTCGCGACGATGGTCAAAAACCAGACCGTCCAGGCGCAAAGCCGCGAAAAGATCGAAGCCATGAAGCTACGGGCGACGGCGATCAACGCGCAGGTTAAGCTCGACGCAGAACGCCTCAAGGCGCGCTCCGCGATCCTGCTCAAGAAGGCCGACGCGGAATTTACCATTGCTCACGATCACGCGCTCGCGGATAAAAAGCACGTACACGACGTCATGCATGCTTCGCACGCCGCGAAGCTGAAGCCGGTCAAGCCGCAGCCGGGCGAGGGGTTCACGCAATGATTCACGCCGGCTTTAAGTCGCGCGCGATCTCGCTCGGGACCATGCCGAACACGCAACCGCACACTGAGCAGAATGTCAGGGCCATCGGTGATTCGTTGCGCCATACTCCAAGCTGCTCGATGGTGGAGCGGCACTCGGGGCAATGCGGCTGCTTCGGCGCGACGAGTGAACGTTCATCGACCGCAACCTCAGCCTCGCTAGATAGCTTCTTGGCTGTAGCGAGCGGCGTTTCGTCAAAGTCGATAACCAACTCCAGACGGCGCGGTATCCCGTCTGGAAACATATCCTCTACGCGTAGACTGATCGGCTGCTTAAGTTTGAGTCGGTGCAGGTTTCCAGGCTCAAGGATGAGTACGAGTAACGGCGTACCGTCCGGCTTCTTCCCAACTGCTTTATTCACAGAAAGAATTATAAGCGCGTGCTGAACCTCGAAAGCGTGAAGACGCGCCTCGAACGCTACGAAGGGCGCACAAACTATATGTATCTCGACACGGCGGGCGTGGTCACGGTCGGCGTGGGCCACGCGCTCACGTCGCCGGCGCTCGCGTATGCGCTGCCGTGGCACGATCACGCGGACGTGGTGACGGGATATCTCGCGGTCCTGACAGCGAAACGTCCAATGCCGGCCGCCTTCTATAAGCATTTCACGCTGGCGCGTCTCGCGCCGGCGTCTATCGATACCATGCGCGATCAGGACGTCACGCTCAAACTAGGACAAATCACGCGCGCGCTGCCGGAGTGGAAAGCCTGGCCGGACGAAGTACGCGAGGCCATTGTCGATATCGCGTTCAATTGCGGTATCGCCGGGCTGTTGAAATTTCCGAAAATGCTCGCTGCGATCCACGCGCGCGACTGGGAACGCGCCGCGCTCGAATCGCATCGGCCGCAGATCTCGAAAGAGCGTAACGCCGACGTCGCCGCGCTCCTCGCGGGCGTGGGCGTCGGCGCCTGAGCCCGTTCTAACGTGTCGCCAGTCTAAAGGGCTCGCGCTCTCGGGCGCGCTCTAACGTGTCGCCGGTCTTCCCCTCGCGCCGCGTGTAGCGGTCGCAGTAGGGGCCGTCCGCATTTATCAGTTTTGAGGGGTCGGAACTATACACCTCTCAAGTTTGTAGCACTCGCCCACCGGTGGGCGTTGTACGCCGGGTCAATCACGCCTTCACTTATGGCAGACGAAACCAACGCACTCAACAATCCCGAACAATCGCTGGCGGAATATCGCGCGGCGCGTGACGGAAAACCACTCCCCGAAAAAACAGTAACGTCCGACGCGGCGCCGGTTGATAAACCCGAAGTCGCGGAAAGTGCTGCGGCGCCGGAGTCCGCGGAAGATACCAACGAGGAACAACCAGAAACTACCGAACAACCGAAATCGAAACCGAAGCGCGGGCTCGTCAGCGAGGTAATCTCGCTGCGGACCAAGGCGCGCGAACTCGAGGCGCGGCTCGCCGCGGCTACGTCGAGGCCGGAACCTCCGCCGGCTGACACGCGGGCCGCGCAACCGTCCGCGCCTCCTGTGGCGCCTGGTGGTGATCCTGAACCGGAACCGGAAAAGTATGCCGATTACGTCGAATGGCAGAAATCCTGGTCGCGCTGGGATCGTCGCCAAGCGCAGCGCGAGGAAGCGCAGAACGCGGCGCGTGAGCGCGTCATGGTTGAATCGCGGACGCGTGAGCAGACCTGGGCCGAACGGCTCGAAAGCGCGCAAGCCGATCACGAAGACTTCGTGACGGTCGCGCTGAATGTCGATTTGCCTGTGTCGCTGCTCGCGGGCGATGCGATCAAAGACGCGCCGAACGGGCCGCAGATTCTGTACTATCTCGGCCAGAATCCCGAAGAGGCGAAGCGTATTAACAAGCTGTCGCCGCACGCGCAGGTTCGCGAAATCGGAAAAATCGAGTTACGTCTCACGCCGGCGGAAGCCGACGCGGACGCGGAAGTTCCTCCTCACCACACTCCACCCGTAGTTAGCAAGGCGCCCACGCCCGCGCCGCGGCTTACCGGCGGCTCTCTCTCAAAACCGAATCCCGTCCGCAATCTCGAGGGGATGACGAACGCAGAGTACCGCGCGTACCGCGAAGCTGGAAAAATCCGCTGACCTGACACTTACCGCGCCGGCGCTGTCCGGCGATAGGTGCTCGCTTTGGCAAACACAATTCTTACGCCTCTCATGATTACTCGTGAGGCGATGATGTTACTCGAAAACTCGCTGACTTTTACCAAACAAGTTACGCGAAAATATGACAATCTCTACGCGCAATCCGGCGCGAAAGTCGGCGCAACCGTTAACCTGCGGCTGCCGGCACAGTTCACGGTCTCGAACGGGCCAAACTTGGCCGTTCAGGATTACACGGAGACGTTTTATCCGCTCACCATCAATCAACAGAAGCATATTGATGTGTCGTTCTCGTCTCTCGAACTAACGCTCTCGATTCAAGATTTCTCGGAGCGCGTGCTCGCTCCGCAAATCGCGCAACTCGCGAATCAAATCGATATGGACGGGCTCGCGCAGTATACAAACGTCTATAACTCGGTCGGCGTGATGGGCACGCCGAATACGACGCTCGCGCCGTTCCTCGCGGCTGGCGTCGCGCTCGATAACACGGCTACGCCGCGCGATATCGATAAGCGCAATATCGTCCTCTCGGCGCAGGGCCAGGCGGATATCGTCGGCGGCTCGCCGCTCACGTATTTCAACGATCAAGACACACTCGCGAAGCAGTACAAGAACGGCACAATGGGCCGCGCGATCGGCTTCAAGTGGTCGATGGATCAGAACGTCGGGACCATGATTAACGGGCCGATGGGCGGTACGCCAGCGGTTAATGGCGCGTCGCAAGTCGGCGCCTCGCTCATCACGAACGCTTGGACGGCGGCGGCCGCGTCGCGGCTGCTCGGCGGCGAAAGCTTTACGCTGCCGCTCGTCTACGCGGTCAATCCGCTCTCCAAGGTCTCAACCGGTAAGCTGCAGCAGTTCCGGGCCGCCGCGGTCTCGTCCGACGGCGCCGGGAATGCCACGCTGACCATCTCGCCGCCTATCGTCACAACGGGCGCGGCGCAGAACGTCTCGAACTCGCCCGCATCGGGCGCGGTGCTTACGTTTGTCGGGGCCGCGAACGTGCAATGTCCCGTCGGACTGGCGTTCCATAGCCAGGCATTCGCGTTCGTGTCGGTCGATTTGGAAGACGTATCCCGCTATGGTGCCTGGGGGGCCAGGGTAAGTGATGACCAGTTGGGGATATCCATGCGTGTAGCCAGACAGTACGCTATAGGCACAGATACAGTACCCTGCCGCATAGACGTAGCTTATGGTTGGGGTACGCCTAGGCCACAGATGGCCGCTAGGATATACGGAAGTAATACATAACCACTAGGCGGCGTCTTCGGACGCCGCGTTCCACGCGATGCTCTGTAAAACGCCTCGAGTGGCTTGTCTAAGCCGCATTGAGTGCATTTGTAAGTCGCCATCTACAACTCTTATCGGCCAAACGCGGCGCGCGCGCGAGGTCGTGAAGTACTAGGCGGCGTCTACGGGCGCCGTGTTCGCTTTTGGAAGCGTCACTGCGTAGTAGTAATCGCGGCCGCGGGCGGGGTGTTTCGCCTCGTACCGCAGCGCGATCGTTTTATATTTGTCGGGGTTCGCGGCGCGCCATTCAACAAGGGCGGCGCGAATCGCGGCGGGGTGCTCCGCTCTCCACTGTCTCGAACGGGCGGCGCCGCAGGGTTTGCAAAGCCGTTTCGCGCCGGTGGCGCCGCATACCGTGCACGTTGTTTCATTCATCGCTATTACTCTTATCGCGCATTTACCAGAAAGTTCTATCCGTATCTCTCAAAAAAGGAACCTCATGCCATATCAACATCAAGAATTTCCGAAGGCGAAGTATCACGCGACCGAGGGCGTAAGAAGTGTTCGCTCGGCGGAAGCGGAAGCGGATCTGGGGCCGGGGTGGGTTGACTCGCCCGCGCAGTTGCCGCAGAAGGACGCGCTCGAGGAAGAGCGTAAATCGGCGGAAGGAAAGCTCGGCGACTTTCAGCGGGCGCTTGCCGACGAACGCGCCACGTTTGAAAAAGAGAAGGCGCAATTAACCGATGATCGGCTGGCGCTCGACGCGGAGAAAAGCCGACTGGCGGACGAACGCGCCGGGATCGACGCGGAACAACAGCAACTCATCGCGGCGCGCGACGCGTTCGCGAAAGAGCAGGAGCGGCTCGTTGAAGAGCGCCAAGAGTTCGCGAAAGAAAAGCAAGCGGCTACGGCTGACGAATCCGACACGCCGCGCAAAGGGCGCAAGTAAGTGGCTGTTCTCGTCTCGGATATCGCCGTCGAGGTGCTTTCGATCCTCGGCGTGTACGCGCCGGGGGAACCGGTGGCGACGGCCGATTCCGCCTCACTGCTATTCACCCTAAACGGCATCGTTGACGGGTTCGCGGCGGAACGTCTGATGATTTTCGAGACGGCCATTCTGCCGTTCTCGACGGTCATCGCAAAGCAATCCTACAAGCTCGGGCCGGACGGTACGAACGACTGGGTAACTACGTTTTTGCCGGGCGCGGTGACGTCCATCGGTCTGCTGACGGTGGGCGGCACGCTCGAAATACCGCTCGCGCTCTACACGCTCGCGCAGTGGCAGGCGATCGCGCTCAAGGCTACGGCGGGCGTTCCGACGGCGTGCTGGCCACAATACGGGGCCGTGTTTCACACGCTGAATTTCTGGCCGGTGCCGAACGTGGTCTCGCCGGTGCTGCTCTATGTGCAAAAGCAAATCCCGCTATTCACGTCGGTAACGAACACGGTGTTACTGCCTCCCGGTTATCAGGAGTTATTGACTTACGAGCTCGCGCTGAAGTCCGTCGGTAAGTTCGGCCGCGAGGTACCGGCGTGGCTGCCGGCCGCCTGGCGCGCTGCGCGAACACGGGTGGAGGATCGCGCCGCGCTCGCATCGCGGGGGAATCGCGTAGGCGCGGATTCGTCGGTCTCGCCGGCGACAAAGGGGGTCTAGTGGCGGTTCTCGTCCTCGACGTCTTGAACGAGGTGCTTTCCATTCTGGGCGTGTACGCGCCGGGTGAAAACATCACGGCGGCGGATTCGCAGAGCATGCTGTTCACACTGAACGGCATTCTAGACGGGCTCGGCGCCGAAATATTCGCGATCGTCGATCATCCGGTGTACGCGTTTCCGGTGGTCGGCTCGAAGCAAGCCTACACGCTCGGGCCGGACGCGAGTAACGACTGGGTAACGCCCACGCTGCCCGCGTCGATCGTCGCGGTAAGCGTGCTGGTGGGCGCGCTCGAGGTCTCGCTCGCGCCGCTCAATACCGACGAGTGGCAAGCCATCGGAATCAAGTCGTTTTCGGGCGGCGTGTTTCCGAGTGGCTACTGGCTACAGTACGGCGCGGCGTTTCATACGCTCAATTTCTTTCCTATGCCGTCGAGCACGAACGCGGTGCGGTTGTACTGCGATTCTCCGCTCACGTCGTTTACCGCGGTCACGAATACAGTCGCCATGCCGGCGGGGTATCAGGAATTTCTAACCTACGACCTCGCCATCAAAAGCGCGGGAAAGTTCGGAAAGAGTTTACCGGGCTGGCTGCCGGAGGCGCGGCGCGATGCGCGCTCGCGGATCAAAGAAGCAAATTACACGCCGATCTACTCGCGCTGCGACGACGCGTTGCTCGCGGGCGGCGGCGGGCTCGGCGGCGGTTCGATGCTGTTCGCCTCGGGCGGCGGCGCGACGGCCGGCGGCGCGGGTACGTGGGGGCCGTCGACGTCGGTGTACGTGTGGGGGCCGTCGTCGTCTGATTCGCTCATTAACTGGGCATAAAGGGGATTTTGAAATATGGCTTGGCCTTCTGCTGTGCTCGCGGGAACGCAAATACTCGCGGCGCAAATCAACTCAATTATCGCGGGGCTCGCGACGTGGGCGGGTGCTGTCAACGGAAACGGGAACGCGCTCTCGAACGTGGGCTCGCTCCAGGTCGCGGGCGCGGCGACGTTCACGGCGCCCGATCAAATCGCGCTCGGCGCGGGGTGGACGGCATGGACGCCGGTACTCACGCCAAGCGGCGCTATGACGCTCACCAGTTACTCCATCGTCTCGGCGAAATACTTGCGCGTGGGGCCGATGGTCTTCCTGCAAGTGGTCGTAGGTTACACGCTCGGCGGTACGCTCGGAAACTCACTGGTGCTCACGGGTGTCCCGTTCCCATTAGTCGATAGCGGCAACGGTATTACTTGCTGGAATATCTCATCCACGTCGGCGCTCAGTGCGCAGTTCACAACGAACGTATCGATCACGTTGCAAAACAGTAACGCTACCAGTTTCCTCGGCGGCGCGCAATTCCTGACGCTCGGCGGTTTCTACCATTGCTAGCGCGGCGCTGGTGATCGGCTAAACATGAGATTTGAGTCTTTCATCGATGGGCCGTACGCGCTCACGGCGCCGCAAGCCGCAGCCGAAAAACTGATAAATATGTATTGGGAACCGGTCGCCGCGGCCGGCGGCAATCCGGCGCAGCGTGCAATCTTAGTGCGTACGCCGGGGACGCTGCAAAAGGTCGTTCTTCCGGCGGCGGGGCTCACGTCGCCGTACTCGGGCGGTCGCGGCATGATAACGGTACTCGGGCGCTGTTTCTGTGTCGCGGGCGGCGGGTTTTACGAGCTCACTTACTCATTAGGGATCACGTACACGCTTCGGGGTAGCTTGGTCGCGGCCGGCTTTGGTCCGATCGCTGAGCCGGCGGCGATGTGTACGACGGGCCGGGAGATTTTGATTTGCGCGCGCGGGTGGGGTTACGTCTTTAATCTCGCGACGAACGTATTTACGCAGATCACGGCGCCGGGTTTTCCTGCATATCCGGCCGCGGTGACGTGTTGCGCGATCGACACGTTTTTTATCGCGGTGCAGGGGCTGTCGCCTGGCGCTCCGGCCGGAACGGGTAACTTCTCGATTTCCTCGCCCTATAACGGTCTCGCCTGGGCGGTGCTCGATTTCGGCAACTCGCCGGAACCGAATCCGACGACGGCGGTGGCGGCGTCGCATAACTATCTCTGGCTGTTCTCGGATAATACGACGGTCGTATTTCAGAACACAGGGGCCGCGGCTTTCCCGTTTCAACGGGTGCCGGGCTCGCAAATCGAGATGGGCTGCCGGTCCATATTCACAATCCTGAATTGTGATAACACGCTGTTTTGGATCGGGTCGTCCGATCGCGGGCCGGCGGTCGTGTATCGCGCCGACGGGTTCATTCCGCGGCCGATCTCGAACTATGCGCTTGAGGCGGCCATGCAGCAATACAATTCGATTGCAACCGCGGTTGCGTCGACGTATGAGGAGTACGGACACTTATTTTACCGGCTCGATTTTCCCACTAGCGCGGCGCCGCAAAGTCTTGGCGGTGGGACGACTCTAAGCTCAACGTGGGTCTATGACTGCACCACGAAAGAGTGGCATCAGCGCGGTCTCTGGGATACGGTATTGCTCCGCTATACCGCGGATCTGGCACAGTTTCACGCCTTCGCATTTGGTCTCCATCTGGTGCAAAGCCCGAACGATAGCTCGATCTCGTATCAGTCGCTTGCGTACGCGGATACGAACGGCGCTCCGCTCCGCTGGTTGCGGGCGTCGCCGCATATCGCGGACGGGCAGGACTGGATGTTTTACTCTGGCTTCGAGCTTGATATGCAACGCGGCGGCGGGCCGGGTACGCCTCTCGTGTATCTGCGTTGGTCGGACGATGGCGGTATGACGTGGAGCGCCTCTTACGCTGCCACAAGCGGCGCGGCGGGCGCCTATGCAACGCGGGTACGCTGGCTGCGGCTCGGCCGCGGGCGTAATCGCGTTTTTGAGGTCTCGGGCTCCGATCCAGTGCCGAATCTGGCAATTATGGGCGCGGAGCTCGACGTCACAAAGGGTAATCCGTGACGATCAGCTCGCCGCCGCTGACAACGCCGTTTCAGGATGCGGCCGGGTATATCACGATGCCGTGGGTGGCGTGGCTCGGCATGGTCACGACGGCGCTCGGGCCGGGCGGCATCCTGTTCAATACCGCGCTCACGGGCAACACAACCATCGCGGCGCTTACGGCGGCGATCGCGACAATCACGGGCGCGGCGACGTTCTCGACGCCGGCCGCGATCGTGTTCGGCGCCGGCTGGACAGTGTGGACGCCGGTATTCACGCCAAGCGGCGCGATGACGGTTACGGGCGTGTCGGTCGTGACGGCGAAATACTTGCGCGTCGGGCCGGTCGTTTATCTACAGATGGTTTTCGGGTTGACGCTCGGCGGCACGCTGAGTAACACGCTGACGATTAGCGGTCTGCCGGTCGCGCTCGCCGATAGCGGCAACGGGCTAACCTGCTGGAATGCTTCGTCTGTGCAACCGCTGTCGGTCCAGTTCGGCACGTCGACGAGTCTGACGATTCAACCGGCCGGCGCCGCGACGTTCTCGGGCGGCGCGCAATTCCTGACGCTCGGCGGCGTGTATCACTGTTAAGTTATGTCTTTCGACGTTCTCAAACACACGTACGCGGTGGCGTGTCCTACGCTCGCGCCCGAAGCCATCGAGGCGGTAGTCGAGGCGGCGCTCGTCCGCGCGCAGGAAAAACATCCCGATTTCGAGCGGTTCGCGCCGGCGATGGAATTTCTCGCGACGGTGTTCTTTACCGATCACACGCATATGCCGCTCGACGACTATCTCGAAACGCTGTATTGCGGGGTCAAGCACGGCGATTACTCGAAGGGCTGGCGGGCCGATCTGCGGCGCGCGAAGGCCACGCCCGCGCCGGTCGTTGAGGCGGCCGCGCTCGTGCATTGAGTGATCTCATTCGAGCGTACGGCGAATGTCGCGCTGGTGCGCGCGATCTTCCTCGAATCGTTTCCCACGCTCGAGGCGGAACGCGACGCGGAGATTTTCGACCATTTCACGCGGGCGAATCACTGCATCTTGGCGCGGGTCGACGGCGATCTCGCCGGGCTCTATATGGTCGTGGAACTCAATCCAGTACTCGCCGAGGTCCATTTCGCGCTGCTGCGCTGGACGTGGGGCGCGGTGGCGCTCGAAGTCGCGCGGGCGATGTACGCGTGGTTCTGGGCGAACACTTCGTACATGCGGGTGATTGGCGGTATCGCGGCGGATAATCCGCTGGCGCTCTGTCATGCGAAAAAGATCGGTTTCGCCGTGTGGGGCCGGAACGAGTGCGCCATGCGGAAACGGGGCAAATTGACGGATTTAATCATGGTTGGAATGACGAGGGGTGCTCAATGATTTGGGAACACATGACGCGGTGCGTGTTGTGCGACGCCTTCGGGGCCGGTAGTGCGGTGAGCGGTGTGGCGCAGGCGGCGGGTAACGTCGCCTCCGCTGGCATCCAGGCGGGCGCAATTCTGTCGGCGGCGGGCACGGCGGCGGACGCGACGCGGTACGGCGTCGACGCCACGAAAGACGCGGCCGCGAATAGTCTCGCGTTCAACTCGAACGTTTACAAAGACACGCAGGCGAACGAGGCGCCGTATCGCGCCGCCGGAGCGCAAGCCGCGAACTCGCTCGCGACGGGCCTTTCCGATGGCACGCTCACGGCGGGCTATGGGAAGGAGTTCGCGGCGCCGGCTCCGTTCACGTACGCGGATAACCCAAACGCTACCGCGGCGCCGTTCACGTACGGCGCAAATCCGAACGCTACCGCGGCGCCGTTCTCCTTCACGGGCGCGGATCTCGAGAACGATCCGGCGTATCGGTTCCGGTTACAGCAGGGGCTGCAGGCGCAAGAGCGATCCGCGGCCGCGGCCGGTGGTCTTGTCTCGGGCGGGCAATTGAAGGCGGCGTCCGATTACGCGCAGGGCTCGGCGTCGCAGCAGTACCAGACCTCGCTCGGGAACGCGCGCGACACGTACCAACAGAATTTCGCGAACACGGGAACGACTTATGAAGCGGGCCGCGCCGATGCGCTGCAAAGCTATCAACAGAATTACGCGAACACGGGGAATACGTACCAACAGGGCTACTCGAACTCGGCCGGAAATTATCAACAGTCGTACGCGAACTCGCTCGCGGCATATCAACAAGCGTACGGCCAATTTGAATCGCAGCAAGGCAACGAGTACGCGGTGACGGGTACGGCGACGAGCGGAAACGCGGCGGCGGGCAATAACGCGAACGTCAACATGGGCGCGGCGAACTCGATCGCGGCGCAAACGGCGGCCGGGTCGGCGAACTCGACGGCGGCCACGGGGCAACTGGCGAACGCGGTCACGGGCGGCATTGGGGGTGTGGTGAACTCGCTGGCACGGCCGGCAACGAACTACGTCGGGAGTTACAACGCGGCGCCCACAACGTCGCAGTGGAGCTCGTACGACGCGACGGGCACGAACGCCGGGTATCGTTCTTACGACGCGTACGGAAATTTGGTCTAAGGGGTTTCTATGGCTGCGTTCGGCATATTCAATCAACCAACTACCGCAATTCTGAATCCGCTCGATCTCGAGGCGAAACGCATCCTCATACGTAACGCGCTCGCGGCGGGCACGCTGCAGCAGCAGCAAATCCAGGGCGGGCAAATGTCGCTCGATCAGGAGCGGCGCGCGGTTGCCGATCAACAAGCGGCGCGCGCCGCGCAAATCAATTACTACAGCGGGGCGCCTCCGGCGAACGCGCTCGCGCCGCCTGGCGGGTCTCCTCAATCCGGGCCGCCTGACCCATCGGCGGCGCCTCCTGGCGCGGGTCCTGCTCCGGCGCCTCCGCAACGGGTGGCGCGGCCGCCGGTGCCGACGATCGGGGAATTGATACGGCGCGGTATGCCTCCGGCTGCTGCAACCGGATTCCTAGAATCACTCCAGAAGATAGAGAAGACCTCGGCGGAAATTGACGCGTCACACGCCACGGCCGCGAAAGCAACCGCTGATGCGCAGGGCGCGATTGCGTCGCAGCGGTCGGATATGGCGAACATGCTCGTGCAGACGGGTATGAATCCCGAAGTGCTGGCGTGGAACCTGGACCATTACGCGTCGCTTGGGCCGCAACAGGCGGCGGAAGCGCAACAACTCAAACAACGGCTCGGGTCGCTCGCGCCGGGCGATCAACTCGCGCTCATGAAATCGATGGCGAGCGCGCCGGCCACGCTCAACGCGAACACGGCCGCGTCAACCGCGGCGAATACGGCGGCACGTTTCGAGGCGGAGGCGCCGGGTATCGCGTCACGCAATCTCACGGCGGCGCAACAAGCCGCGGGTACGGCGCCGATTCAACCAACGGATAAAGCGCGGCTCGAGCGCGAGGCGGCGGTCGCCGCGGAAACGCGGCGCCACAATCGCGTCGACGAATCGAACGCGGCCGCGGCTCGTGAATCACTGGCGCTCACGCCCGAAGCTCGGGACCAAATGGCGGATCTTTTCCATTCAACCGGACAATTGCCGAATCTCGGCATGGGCGCCGCGGTAGCAAAGACGCGCTCCGACATTATCAACCGTACGGCGGCGAAATATCCGTCAGGCGATATGGCGCTTAACGCGGCGGAATACAAAGCTAATACGTCCTCGCTGCGCAATGTGCAGGGGACGCTCGATACGCTCACGGCGTTTGAGTCGGCGGGGCTCAAAAATTTGAAGATGTTCACGGACGCGGCCGCGAAGATTCCCGATACAGGTATCCCGTGGCTGAATCTGCCGGTGCGGATGCTTGATGAAAAGCTCGTCGGGTCGACCAATATGACAGTGGTCAACGCGGCGCGCGAAATCGGGCTGCGTGAAATCGCTCGCGTCACGAACGATCCGAAGCTCTCGGGCGTACTCTCCGATAGCGCGCGGCATGAGGTGCAAGGGTTCGCGCCGGCGAACGCCACGCTCCCTCAAATTATGGCGGTGGTGAAGACGCTGCAGAAGGATATGGCGAACGTCCATAGTTCACTCACCGAACAACGCGACGCGATACAAACGCGGATTAAGAATCCGATGGGCGGCGGCGATGCTTCGACGGGCGGCAGCGCCGCAAAGATTCCCGCCGGGGCTGTCTCGGTGACTGATCCGGCGGGCGGCGTGCATACCTTCCCTGACGCGGCGGCGGCCGATCAATTCCGCAAACTGGCAAACATCAAATAATGGCTACGTCCACAATCGATTACGCGGCGCTCGCCAAACAAGCGGGCGCGATCACGTCGGCGCCGGCCGGAGTTGATTACACAGAGTTAGCGAAGAAAGCCGGGGCGATCGCAAGTAAGCCGGCTGCGGACATACCGGACGCGGGCAAGCAGATGAGTGAATCCGTGAAGGCCGCGGCGCTCGATCGCATGAAACTCGACAATCCCTACAATTTCGAGGACACCTCCGGCGGCGGCTTCCTCGAATCCGCGGGCCAGTCCTTCATGGGCGCGGTGAAGGGTCTCGCGCACCTTCCCAGTTTTAACGATACGAGTCCTACAGCGTCGGGCGACGCGATCAAGGATGTTCCGGCGCAACCGCTCCAACGTGTAACCGATCAGGCGCTCGCGGGCAACCTGGCGGGCGCGGCCGGTACGGTCGTCGGCACGGCGGGCGCGATTGCCGCGCCGGCGCTGGTCGCGAAGGGTGTCGCGATGGTGCCGGGGGCGGCTCGTGCGGTCGCTGGTGGCGTGAAACTGCCTCGCTCAGGCACGCCGGTACAGCGTGCCGCTGTTGACTACGCGCTCGAACACGGCGCGCCGCTCGATGCGGCCGCGGCTACTCTTAACCCTCTCGTGCGTGGAACGCAGGAACTCGCCCAAACCACGGTAGGCGCCAGCAGCATGGCGCAGCGCGCCATCCTGGAGCGCAACGAGTGGTACGCGCAACACGGGCGTAAACTCGCGGACGAAGTACACCCTACCTCCGCAACGCCCGAAACCGCGGCGCGGTCTGTCGCCGAACAAGGCGTTAAAACTATCAAGGCGTCCGACGCGGGCGCCTCCGATGCTTACGCCGCGCTGCGTGAACGGGAACTCGATCCAAAGAACATTGTCGAAGTTCAAACGGGCACGAAAAAGGAGACGCGGCGACTACAAACGGGCAAGGAAACCGTGCCGTACGGCGATGATATGGTCGACGAACACGGCAACCTCGCCACGTATGAGAAACCGGTCTTCGAGGATGTAACGCGGGATGTGCCTGTCACGGAAAAGATTGCGTTTCCGGTCGACCAGGGCGAACTTCAGGCACGGTTTAAGCCGGTGCTCGCGCAACTCGAACGGCAAACACGCCTCGGACAAAGCCAGTACGCGCCCGCGCAATTAGCGGTTGAGGATCTGACGAACGGGCCGCGCTTTGTGTCGGCGTCGATTGCCGAAAAGAATCTCGGCGCGCTGAAACGGGTCGTCGATAACAATACGCTGACAGGTGGAGTCCGTAACGAGGCGGGCGGGCTCGCGTCTGCGGCCGTGGGTGAACTACAAAACGCGATCGATTCAGCGGTGAAGCAACACGGCGGCGTCGAGGCGCTGAACGATCTTCATACCGGGCGCCTCAAAACCGCGGGTAAGTACGCGGCTATCGATCTTGTCGACCAGTTCAAGGCTGAACCGGTAAAGTTGTTCGAGCAACTGACACAAGCGCGCGACGGCGGCATCGAATTATTGAACAAGGTGCAGGAACTTGCGCCTCAACAAATGCCGCAGCTCGGGCGCGCCTGGCTCGATGGCGCGCTCGACAAGGCCACGGAAAGCGGCGGCTTTGGGCATGCTGACAGGCTGTTTACGCAGTGGCAGAATCTCGGCGACAAAACCAAGAGTATTCTTTTTAAGAATCCGACGCTCATCTCGGATCTCGGCAAGTTCTTTCAGAGCGCGAAGGACTCGGCGACGGTCGAGGGCGTCTCAAAAACCGCTAAGGTCGGACATATCACGGCACAGGGCGCGCTCGTGTGGTCCAATCCGATCGCGGGCGGCGGCTACATCGTCGCTGGCAACGTCATATCGCGGTTGCTTTATAACCCGCGCTTCGTGCGGGCCGCCATAGGCGCTATGAAGGCGGACGCGACGAATCCAAACATGTTCGCGTTCGCTGCCAAACGCCTCACGGAAGCGGCGGGCGTGGAAGCTGTGCCTCTATCCACGCAAAGCGCGGACGGGGTATCGACAATTGGGGCCGATGTAGCGCCACAATTGAAGGGAGTCAATGCAACATCCGAAGGAATTAGAGGACAAGGGCAAGCGGTACCGGGTGAGGCTGGAGGAAGCGCGACTGCTGGCGCTGGAGCGCGCGCGGGCGGCGGATCAACCGACACAACAATCAGTATCCCTGGAAGCTCTGGCGGCGGCTACAAAGCCCAATACAGCCTCAAAGAATTAGGGGACCTTAACGCCTCCCATAGCGGGCGGACGTTCTCGAAAAATCCTGCATACAAACTCACGAATGAACGCGATTACGCGAACGCGGTCAATCAAGGGAAAGTGGTCGAAGGCGCGTCGCGTTCTAAGTTCGACCCGTCGCTCCACATTACCGACAATCCCGATATGGCGAACGGGCCGCTCGCGATCGATCCGGCGGGGAACGTCATCGGCGGCAACGGGCGAAAAATGATCCTCGATCGCGTCTACGCGGGCAATCCCAAGGGCGCGGCCGCGTATCGCGCGGCGCTTGAAGCGAAGGCGGCGCAGTTCGGGCTCGATCCTGCCGCCGTCAAGGGCATGAAGCAGCCGGTACTCGTGCGCGAAATTCCCGAATCGGAGTTCGCCGGGCCGAATGCCAAGCAGGACGCGATTACCGATTTCAACAAGAAGGGCACGGCGGAACTCACGCCGGGCGAGCGCGCGATCTCGGACTCGCGGCGCGTCTCCGCGGCCACGCTCGAACACGTCGCCGCTCGCCTCGATAGCGTGGGCGCAAACGCCACAGTCGCGGACGTGCTGCAGGGCAAGGGCGGCGGCGACGTGCTCGCGAAGTTGGTCGGCGATGGCGTGGTCTCGCCGCAGGAACAGGCCGCGTTCGTCACGTCCGAAGGCGAGCTCACGCCGGCGGGTAAGTCGCGCATCTCGGCTCTCATGGTCGGGCGCTTCTTCCGCGATCCGGCGCAACTCGACGCGATCGCGCCGTCGGTACGTAACCAGGTGGAACGCATCGCGGCGCCGCTGGCGCAAGTCGAATCGCTCCCAGACTGGAACCTCACGCCCACGATAAAAAAGGCGCTCGTGCTCATTCGCGAGGCGGAGAAACTCGGCGTTAAGAATCTGGACGATTACATAACGCAGCAGGGCATGTTCGGCAAGGAGAATCTGGGCGCGGATGTGATCGATATGGCGCACGCGCTGAAGAGTGGCGGGGCGGAGTCGGTGAAAGCCGGCGCGCGTCAGTACGCGGAAGAAGCGGTCCACGCGTCGAAGTCGGGCGGCAGTGGTATGTTCGGCGATCTTCCGACGCCGGCGCAATCGTTCCAGGACGCGTTCTCCGCGGAAGCCATCGCGGCGCGGACGGCGGCGATCAAAGCAGCACGGGCAAAGCCCAACGCGAACGCGCTCGCGCCTAAGAAAAACTAGGCGCGCCGCGGCCGTGAGGTTTCGCGCGCCATCGTTTCGCGAAGCGCGGCGTTTAGGTGCTGTTGATACTTTCCCGGCTTGCTCTTGAGCCATGCGACGATATCGGCGTCAATACGCACGGTAACGGGGGCTTTCTTGACTCGGTACATCGCGGCGAGCTCGGCGTCGGTGAGCTCTGGTATCTCTTTCAGATCGGCTTCGGTCGGGTCTGGGCCTTTCGCCTTGAGACGTGCCACGGTCGCCCGAAATGCTGCTGATTTAGCGTACGCTCTGATATCGCTTTCGCTCCTTACGATGAGCTTTTCGCGCCGTGATGATCCTGCAGACTTTTTCATTGTTTTCTAACTCTCTCCATGTGTAGACAACGAATAAAACAAACCCGCCAACATCTCCGATAAGGGTATGCCGTTCCTCGCCTTTTACGACTCGGCTCGGTCCTGGGATGGCGTGCGTGTCTGAAAACGCGAGCGAAACGAAGCTGAAATCGAAACCGCGCTCGGCTACGATTTTCGCCTCTTTGTTTTCGTCCCAAGTGAACCGCATCTACTCTTCTATTGTACGTATCTTTATGTACGTACACAACTAGGGAGTTTCCTACACTATGAACTACGCAGACGCTGAAATCGTCGCCGTCTCGGGCGCGGTCGTGACGCTCGCCCACGCGCCTACGCCGCCCGCGTCCCTGCAACTCTTCCGTAACGGGCTGCTCATGACGAAGGGCGCCGATTACGCGAAGTATTTCTCTTGGCGGCGGCGCTGATCTATGCGATTTCTTACCGTGTTTGTAATCCCGAACGTGCCGGACGCGGAGCTCGCCGTGCTCGTGGCGCGGCTCGAGGCGTCGCTGCCCGCGTCTACCGTGGTTACGCAGCCGCTCGTCGGCGTGCCGGGGGTGTTCGACGTCACAATCTACGGGCACGAGCCCGTCGCGCCGGCGGCCGCGTAGCGGTCTCCTCGATTATTTCGCCGGCGCGACGGGCTCGCTTTCGATTCCGAGGAGCTCGGCGAGCCAGTCGCATACCGACAAAGGACAAGCGGTGCTCCGCCTCGGCATCAGCACAGCAATCCTTATTGAGGAGAAGACACGAAACGGAATTTAAAGCACGCTAACGATCAAGGGTGGTGTGTGGAATTCCATGAGGGACTACTTGTGCCTGCTGAACACGCAGATCCGCGCCAGCGCTACAGCGCAGATTAAACCACCACGGACTAAACCATAAGATCGTTCACGCGTCAGCCTCCGGCTTCCCGGTGTCGTATGGGTCGCAAGCGCAGTCCTTACGTAAGTGCTTGCCGCCGTAATCGCACATTGACGACTCGACCGCATTGCGCAATATGCCCTTAACCCGGCGCGATGTTTCGGATGGGTTACGGCCATCTTCTTTTGCACGCTCCAGAATTTCCTCATCGGAGGCCGCGAGAATATCGTCTCCAAGGGAGTCCAAAAGCGTGTCCCAGCCAGTCTTTGGCTCTTTGATATAGGGATGCTTTCTGATGCACATTTAACCCTCCACCTCAACTGTACTCACGTATATAATTCCCTTATAAAAAACATGGGGGTGGGGTCTGCACTCTCACCAGATTGAGCGCAAGCGCAGACTAAACCATGCGACCCTTCACCCTCGCCTTCTTCACCCTCCGCCAAGCCTTGTTCTTCCCATCGCCCATCTGCGCGCCGTGCTTTGCGGCGTCGCTGAGGCCGGGCGCGGCCATCGCGGCGCGGCATGCCTCGATCTCGGCGCGGCATCGCTCGATGCGTGTGGCTCGGTCGTCTAATCGAGTTTGATGTGCGCCTTGATTTTGAATATCTGCTCCGACCACTTCACCAGGTCCGACTGGATGAGTTCCAGGGTTCGCTCGATCTTGTCCAGCCGCTTGTTATTGGCGCTGAACGCAAAGATCGCGCCGCCCAACACGCAGATCGCGGATATCACCACGCCGGACGCCGCGATAATCGCGATTAAAACGTTGTCGCTCATTTCTTCTTCCCCGTTGTAACTCCCGCCTTCTTCTTCTTCCGTTCCTCATCCCATCGCGCCGCGGCCGCCTTCTTGGCGCTGGCTGTTCTCTGCGCCGGCGTCGTCGCCGTCGATCGCGCCTCGTTCATCATGAGCGCGTGAGTGGTCTTCTCCTCCTCCGTTTTTCCCTTCCATCGTTTCTTCCCTAGCTGCACTGCTGCGCGATCTTTTGCCATCGTTGCAAGTATTATAGCGTCTTAGCGGTTTTTCGCTACTATCGCGTTTTTCCTGCGCTTTCTGCTTGCGCTTCGTACCGCTAGGGCGCATACTTAGTAAGTACTCAAGTCGTGGCGGACGTTAAAACGCGGGAGCTTACTAAGTGAACAAACTACTAACACTGGCGCGGAAAG